CAAGCGACGGCGTGGATGTGGTCACCGTCGAGACCGGCGAGACGCGGATTGCGCCAGATCTGGCAGCGATAGACCAGAGCCATGATGGCCGGGACCATGTGCGCAAAGTGCTGGATGCGGTCGAGGCTGTGATCGAGAACCGCGCGACCATCGACCAGCAAAGCTATCAGATCAACAACCGCTCGCTGCAGCGCACGCCATTGGCGGAACTGATGACGCTGCGGGCAAAATATAGAGCCGAATTGAGCCAGAAAAAACGGGCGCGTAGCGGGCGCGGCCTTGGTCCCAAATACAAGGTATCCTTCTGATGTTTGGCAAGTTGTTTGCGCGCTCAAAGCCTGTGGATGCAGCCCCGCGCCGGAAGGCGCCCCCCACATTGTCGCGGCCAATTCGAATGGCGGGCACCCGCCATTTTGACGCGGGGGAAACAGACCGGTTTACGAAGGGCTGGACCAGTACGCCGATGCCTGCGGACCAAATTATCCGTCGTCATTGGAGCGTTTTGGTAGCGAGATCGCGCGAGCAGACTGCAAACAATCCCTACGGCAAAGCTTTCCAGCGCAGTGCGCGCCGCAATATTGTGGGGCAGCAGGGTTTGGTTTTACAGGCCAGGGTCAAGGAAGGCGATGGCAAGCTGGACAAGGGCGCAAACAAGGCTCTTGAGGGTTCCTGGAAAGACTGGTGCAAGGCCAAAAACTGCGATGTGACTGGGCGCCGGTCCTTTCGCCAGATCCAAAAGGAATTGATCAACGGTTGTGTCACCGATGGCGAATTTATGGTTCGCTTTGTTGTTGGGCGTGATGCTGGCCCTTGGGGGTTCGCCTTGCAGGTGCTGGACCCCTTGCGGTGTCCGGTGAACCTGGACGAGGACAAGCTGCCAGGTGGCCACTTCATTCGAGCGGGCATTGAGTACAGCAAGCTTGGACGGCCCGTTGCCTATTACTTCACGACACTGAGCCCGAATGAGGCAGACTATCACCACAGCGGGCGCGGCTTTGTAAAAGTGCCGGCCGATGAGATCGTGCATTGGTTTGAGGCGGATTTCATCGGGCAAAAACGGGGCCTGCCCTGGATGGCAACGGCGCTTTGGCGCATGCACCAGCTGGGCGAGTTTGAAAAATCGGCTTTGATCGCGGCCCGCGATGGCGCCAACCGCCAAGGTTTTATCGAGTGGGAAGAGGGAACCGGGCCTGATCTCGATGACGATGTTGATTCCGAAGACATCGAGATCGAGAGCGAACCTGGTGTCTACCAAAGCCTGCCTGGTGGCGCTCGCATCAAGAACGATGAGTCACAGTATCCAAATGGTGAAATGGCTGTGTTCTCAAAGCACTCTCTGCGGGGGGCTGCCAGCGGGCTTGGTATGGCCTACAGCGATCTGGCCAATGACCTCGAGGGGGTGAACTTTTCGAGCATTCGTCACGGGATGCTGGGCGAGCGAGACCACTGGAAAGAGCTGCAGGAATCCCTGATCGAAAGCTTTGGGTTCCCGGTCTATGAGCGCTGGCTTTCTTATTCCCTGCTCTCTGGTCGCATCACTTTGGACAATGGCTCACCTCTGCCAGCCGCCAAACGTCAAAAGTTTATGGCGGTTCAGTTTCAAGCACGGCGCTGGGAGTGGATCGACCCGTCGAAAGACGTGAAGGCCGATGTTGAGGCAATCGACAATCTGATCAAGTCGCGCGGCCAGGTGATCCGCGAGCGAGGCCGAGATCCGCGCGAGGTCTATGACGAGATCGCAGACGATATTGCAGCGATGCGCGCCGCTGGAATTCCCGAAGAAACAATCACTGCGATGAACACAGCAAAATCAAAAGGAGGGCAGGGCAATGGCCAGCAAGGCAGCACCCCCCAAACCGGAACGCCCGGTGAAGACGGAGAAGAGTAAGGAAACGGCCACCACGAAAGAGCTGATTGGCCGCTCTCTCACGCGCAGTATCACCGCAGAACAAATCAACGCCGAACAGTCTGGGGGCCGTCGTGGCCTGCTCCGAACTGTCGAGGTCGGTGCTGTCGATGTTGAGGCGCGGACGGTTGAGTTGGCCTTTTCCAGCACGACGCCGGTCTCGCGTTGGTTCGGTGAGGAAGTCCTTTCCCATAAGAAAAAGTCGGTAAAGCTGGGCCGCCTGAATGATGGTGGTGCGGTCCTGGTCGGGCATGATTGGGATGATCAGGTCGGCGTTGTTGAAAAGGCCTGGGTTGATGATGAGCAAGTTGGCCGCGCCTTGGTCCGGTTTGGCAATAGCGCCCGCGCGCAAGAGATCTTTCAAGACATTGTAGACGGCATCCGGCGTCATGTTTCGGTGGGCTACACCGTGAGCAAGGTTGAAGAGGAGGTGCGCGAAGGCCAGCCGAACCTTGTGACCATGACCGAATGGGAACCCTACGAGATTTCTATCGTGTCGGTGCCAGCAGATCAAAATGTCGGCGTGGGCCGGGAAATGGAAAATCCGCCAGAGGGCGGCGGACAGCCCGCAGGGCAAACTGTGGGGGAAGGTACGGGCGCGGATGGCTTGCCCGCTGAAACAGGACAGAGGACGCAAGAGATGAAAACTATCATCACCCGCGATGCTAACGGCAACTTGGTGCGGGCAAAAGTGGATGACGACGGCAATATTGTTGAAGTTGTTGAAATGCTCGAGCGGGCAGGCGCAGGTGAAACTGCTGCTTTGGCCCGTGGCCGCGAACTGGAACAAACGCGTGTTCGTGAGCTGACCGATTTGGGCCGCGAATATGACGCCGCAGATCTCGCCCAGGAAATGATTGCGGGTGGCCAGGGTGTAGAAGATATGCGCCGTGGTTTGCTCGATCACCTGCACCAGCGCGGCAATGAACAGCGCCAGCTCTCGGAACGTTCTGGCATCGGCCTGAACGAACAAGAGGCGGACCAGTTTTCGTTTCTGCGTGCTATTCGCGCTCTGGCCAACCCGACGGATCGGGCGGCCCAGGAGGCGGCAGCCTTTGAATTTGAGGCGTCGGATGCTGCAGCCGAGGCGATGGGGCGGGACTCGCAAGGTGTTATGGTCCCCATGGATGTTCTGGTGCGTGCGCCGCTCAACACAGGCACTGGTGGCGGTACGCCTGCAGACACTGGCGGCAATGTCATTGCAAACCCGCTGTTGACCCAGAGCTTTATTCAGATGCTGCGCAACCGCGCTATTCTTCTGTCGCTGGGTACTCCTTTGATGGGCCTCACAGGTAACCCTGATATTCCGCTGCAGGAAAGTGGTGCCCAAGGCTACTGGATCGGTGAAGATGATGAGGCACAAGAAGGGATCTTGGGTCTTGGTCAGAAACAGTTCTCGCCAAAGACTGTTGGGGCATACTCCGAGATCACGCGCCGCACCTTGAAACAGTCCAGCATGGATATTGAGGCGCTTGTGCGTAGCGATTTGGCTGGCGCCTTGTCCGGTACGATTGACCTGGCCGGGCTCTATGGCTCTGGTACTGGCGATCAACCCTTGGGGATTGCAAACACCAATGGGGTGAATGTGATTGACTTCGGGGGCGCTGGCTCTGGCGGCGGGTCTGCAATGCCGTCCTGGGCGGAAGTGGTTGCAATGGAAAGCGCCATTGCCTCTGACAATGCCGATGTCAAACAAATGGCCTACGTCCAAAATGCTGTGATGCGTGGCCATTTCAAGAGCACGCAAAAGTTTTCGAGTTCCGATGGCAAGACGATTTGGGAGCCAAACGATACGGTCAACGGGTATCGCGGCGAAGTCACCAATCAGGTAAAAGATGGCGATGTGTTCCACGGCAACTTCGCCAATCTGCTGATTGGCATGTGGGGTGGTCTGGATCTGACAGTTGACCCCTACAGCCACAGCACGCGCGGGCGCCTGCGGATTGTCGCGCTGCAGGATGTGGACTTTATTCTGCGCTACGCTGCAGGCATGTGCTACGGCACCGACGCCTCCTAAATCGCTCTGAAAACAAGTGCTGCCGCGTCAGGCAGCACGTTCCTTTTCGTCACAAACCTGCGCAACATGAGGACCAGAAATGGCTGAGAAAAAAACACCAGAAACCAAACCATTCAAAGTGAAAAGTGCCTTTGTTTGGGACAAGAAAATTCGCAAACCCAGCGACAAAGAAGCGCTGATGCTCACCACTGCCGAGGCCGCGCCTCTTCTGCATCGGGGCAAAATTGAACTGGGTAAACCCGCTGCAAAGGCATCAGGTGCGACCAAACCGGCTGCGACCAAACCGGCTGCGACCACACCGCCTGCAACCACAGCATAATGCCCAGCCCTGCCTGGGATAATCTAGACGCCTTCCTGCAGGCTGATGACTTTGCCATAGAGGCGACGGTCACACCCCAGGGGGGCGTTTCGCGTGTCGTTTCGGGCATCTTTGATGAACCCTATCTAAACACCCAAATCGGGGAGTTTGAACTCGACGCCAGTCAACCGCGGCTAACTTGCAAGGCCGCTGACGTGCCGGATCTGCAAGCCAAAGATGAGGTTCAGATCGGCGGGCAGGTCTACTATCTTTTGACCGGCCCGCAATTCGACGGAACTGGAATGGCGGTGTTGAGCCTAGCTAAGGCATAAGGTGCAGACATGCTGGCATTTGAGTTTGACGCGAGAGAGCTGAAACGGATTGCTGACGAGGTGGGCGCCAGCGAGAAAGACCTGCAGTTTGCCTATTCCCGTGCCCTGCGCCGAA